AAATATATCACTTGCCCATCTGCTATCAACATTCATACCCAAGTCCATCATGTCATCAAAACCTTTTGTGGCTTTGTCAGCAAGATCATCCATTTCGGTATCGCTTGCTTCAAGTCCTCTTACTTGTGGCAATGCGGCTTGTACCTTATCAAGCTCGCTGAGTGTGTTTTGCATGATTGGATTGTTTTCTGGAGTTGGTTCAGGAACATTGTCTGGCAATACTTCTTCAGATAGCCCTTCATCAGTTGGCAAATCAAACAGTTCTTCTAGTTTCTTGGTCATGTGCTTCCTTCAAACATTTAGGACATATGCAATCTTGTAACTTTTGATTCCATTCTACAACTGGCTCTAACATACACCAACAGGTGAAATCACTATCACAGGTAAATCTAATGTTACATAGTTCGCAAGTTTTCATTGTACTTATTTACGCTTACGCCCTTGATGAAATATATCTTCTTCCGTTACAACCCTAAATGTAAGTCCGTTACGTTTGCACCACTTTTGTGCGGCATCCCATTTTGCATAGTTAACTGCAACAATCATTTTGTCTCTGTTACTGGCTTTGCTTTCGAGTATGCTTTGTTTTTTTGGTTTGATTTCTATAAGTTCTGTAACAACTTGATTGTTTTTGTTTCTATACTGTATTAGAAAATCAGGAATATATCTTGTTGGTTTGCCGGTCATTGGATTTCTGTAAGGAATTGCTAGGGACTCGCTTGACCATGTTATTATATGATCGTTACTGTCGCAGAATCGCATAAATGCCAATTCCCAACCGCTACGAAACTTAGGAGCGCCTTTGCCGGCATACTTGCTTTGGTTCATTACTGTATATGTGCCTTGTTGAAATTTGGACATTACTCACCTATATGAGTATGTTACGTGCAACATATTGGTTTGGAGTAGCAGTATTTGTTATACCAAGAAGTGTTGTGTTACTACGTTGGTTATTGAGATAGTACGCTAAGGTTGCAGTAATTTGTACCTGATTTTGACTACTCAATTCATTCAAAAGTGTTTCGACTGGTGTTCCACTGTCTTCACTTATTTTAAAAACACTTAAAGTAAAGTTTTCAGCGGCCGTTTTGTCTGCAAAAATACTTGTAAAAAAACTTAATACAGTATCATATACATTAGAGTCTATAACTAACTCTCTGCCATAAAAGTCTTCAAATACTCTTACTGTTGTATCAGTTTTTGCATTAGTATAATTTACTGTGCCCATATCTATTTTCCTGTTTGATCTGGTATCGTAACTGGTTTGGTTAAGTTGGTTGGTACTGCACCCTCAACTACTGTCGTTAACGGTTTAAGGGTTGAAGGTTGTTTGTTTCCGACTGCTTGATTATTAGGCGCAGGAGCTTTAGGAAATAATACGCCACGTGCGGCCCCTGGTAAATCTTGTTTAATTTGCGATCTTGCAATATTTTCTGATTCTGTTTTTAAAATAGCCTTTAGGTCTCTTCCTTTAAATGTTTCGTATGCAGTGCCACCTTTCTGTATTGCTCCAACTACACCAGCAAGGTTGCCTGCACTAAGATCAGTTATAATACCACCAGCGGCATCAATTAGACCGCCTTGTCCAAATATTGTACCAGCACTTCCAGGGCGTGATAACGGAGAACGAACATTGTCATAATTCCCAGGATTGCCAAAACTTGGAATCACACCATCAGGGTAACTACCAGTAAGAGCGCCGTGATAGTATTTCACAGTTTCATAATCAAAGGTGAAAGTGTTTTGCATTATACCAGCACCTTCGTAATAATTGTACGTATCATGTTCAAAAGCAGTAATTATCGGATTAATCAGTGTGTATGCCGCATATTTGTGATCATTGAAACCAAATATTGTTATATCACGAAAAAATGCAGGCTTTCCTTGTCGAGCTCCGTCCATATAACTTTCGCCGATATAACCCCAGTCATTTATTTCTCTGTCTTGTGTGTAGATATCTCGAAAACCATAAGGATAAGCAGCTCCTGGATCAACACCTTGTGCATTGGGTCCAAGACTTCCATTGGTTACTGCGGCATCATAATATTTTTGACTTGCATCTTTATAGTAATATGAATAATAATTATACCAAAGTGTTCTACTAAGGTCACTAGCATCATCATGCATTACACATGTGATAGGATCGTACTCGATTTGTGTTTGTACTTTACGTTTTCTATTGTATTGGTTCATCGTGTCAACACCAAAGCGATACTTAGGCAGTGTTACTTCTTTAACCAGTAGGTTTAAATTTTGTAAGTCGTCTACTTGAAAAACGTTTGCAAGTTGTGGTATCTGTTGATAGTTTAAATTGAATACAACATGAAATAGAAATTTTTTGCGTGGCGAAAGAGCCGAATTATTACTTCGAAAAGTTTTACTCGCATGAGTATAATCTTTTAAAAAATCGTTACCAAAGAATCCTTTGAGAAAGTCTTCACCGAAAGCCATAAGTTACTCCTTAAACTTAATTAGCCAGTTACGACGTCACCCAGTGTTCTTCCTACTGTTGCTCCGATTCCTGTTCCAAGTGGTGTCTGTACTGCGTTGTCATAACGTATTGATGTTTCAATAGTTACAGGATCGTTTGAACCGTAATCTAAATCACCATAGTTAGCATTTACTAAAAAGCAACCATATAATTCCCAAGTTTCAAGTACGTTTGGTGTGCTTGTTCCGTTACCACCATCTAATACTTCACAACGTGTAGTAAATTTGTAATCAATACCTGAACTTGCACTTGCTTGTTCTAGTGTATCCATTTGCTTTTGTATTTGCTCACCAATTAGTCTACTTACGTTTCCGCCAGCGTCATCTCTAAATGTTGCTGATACAGCGTCCCATGTTTGACGTCCAGCAAGATAAATTCTACTGTTGTAGATTGGTACTTCAATTTCTTCAAAGTTTATAGTAGGTCTAGTAAAAGTCATTACCTGTTTGGTAAGTTCTGTTCTAGGTGTAGACACGCCAAGATTTTCAAATACCACCCGGTAGCGATATTTTAGTTTTGGCATTAACAGTCCTTGAGTTGGACTTGATTGGTCTGATGCCAAAGGAACTGTCATTCTTGTTAGCGATGATACGGCCATTTTCTAATTCTCCTTATTACAAATATTATTTATCTAAATTTCGCCACAAAAAAATGAGGCCTAAACCTCATTTTAAATTTGTTTTGTAGGTTTTAACTACCGTATGAAATGGTTCCTGAACTTGCTACGTTACCAGCACTTATTTCACCTGTGTTTTTAATTCTAACCGGTATGTAGATGAATTCAATTGCTTTTACCGGCTCAATTGCAACATCAACATATAGTTCGTTGGCATCAATTCTTGTTGGTGTGTTGTTTGATTCGTCACATACCACCAGGTAGTCATATATACCACGCTTTGCTACTAGATCAATCATCAAGCTCTCGATAGCATTCTTAATCTCATCGCGTGTTGTAGTATCATTTGGCTCAAATACAAAGTTCTTACCAATCGTTTCTAGTCTTCCTCTAATAAATGCTACAAGTCTTGAAACGTTTATTCTATCTAAAGATGTTCCACTAAATGTAGTTTTGTTTCCATAGTTTAAGATACCTGACCCAGGAATAAACGTAATTGGGTTTATGCTATTAGAATAAAGTGTATCTCTTAAACCTTGTCTCACAGCAGTTTGCGTAAACTCTCCTGTTTGTGCATTTACATAGCCTAATTGACTTGCATTGTCAACAGTACCACGTCTAGTACCTGCTGGTGCTAACCAAGGAAACGCTACATCATCTGAACGCACAACTGTTCTAAGCATCATGTGTGTTGATGGTGCAACTACTGTTGTTCCTGATAAGTCAGTTGTTTGACAACTTGGATAAAACACACCAAAGTATGGATCAGCAGTTGTTAAGCCATCGCCATTAGCATTGGTTGCCCAATTTGTAATGTCTGTACCTGTGTCTGCTAAACGCATTGGAGCATCACTTAAAATGAATCCTGTATTGTTACGCTCATTGTTAAGTGCAACTAAGTTACTTGCTAATTCTTCATAGTTAGGACAAGAAAGCAAGTTAAATATTTTTTGCTCTTCACGCAATTCTTGTGAACCATCTACTGCTGCTTTTAACGCTTTTACTACTATATTTCTTACTGCTTTTCTTCCAGCAAACATTGCTCCATTTGATTGTAATCCACTTGAAGTAACCCATGCATCTTTTACAGTAGGTAAGGCTCCATATGTTGCAAACGGAAAGTCAGCTGCATTAAAGTAATCAGCTTGGAAACTCTTTACGTTAAATCCACTACGTCTCATATTCCACACTAGCATTCCTTCAGGATAAAGTGAAGGATCTGCTTTGTCTAAATCAACATAGTCGCTTGTTAATAAACTTTTTATAGTAGGAATATCACCAGTAATAGGATCTGTTGTTCCGTTACCTGCCCAACGCATATCAGCAAATAGTATTCCATTCTGTGTTGTTTGATCTGAGTTATCTATTTCTACCCATTGATCAACCGAACTTACACTTTCCCATCTATATATGTCAGGATATTCGTCTAAGTTTGAGGTTGAAATCCATATATCACCATATACTAATGCACTGTCGTCGCTTTGCTTTGTTGGAGCACTCGCGGCTACTATTGGTCCATTTGGACTAGTAGTAGAAAGATCAAATCCTCTTATGTCTGAGGTAACATTTTGATAGCCTTTCCATGTGCCACCACTTTGAATCATAATATCACATTCGTCTGTTGCACTATAATACCAATTTGTTCCATCTGCTGGATCAATACTTGGAGCAGTTGAACTAGCAGTATATGCAGGTGTGTTACCAAAACCTAATGGTATCCAGTTACTAAGGATGATTCCACCAGCTGGGTTAGTTCTCACTTGTCCTGTAGTAACTCCTATTGTTATTCCTGCATCAGCAACTGGCGTTCCACTTGTATCTACTAGTAAAATTACGCCACCCTCTGTATGTTCAATTTGTACTGCACCAGTTGATAAAACTCTTGCAGTTGTATTTGCTACGTTGGCCGCAGTAAATGCAGTAACAAAATCAGTTGCTGTTGTTCCTTTTACAGTTGCAGTTACTGCGGCAGTAAGTGTAGTAGTATTTTTTGCACTAGCCTGTATTGTAAAAGTTTCTTCAGCGACAAAAGTTGGTGTTGTTAAGGTACCAGTTACTAAAGTTGCACCAGTTACATATCTTTGATAAAATTTAGAGACATATGTATCAGCACGCAAACAATTGTATTCAACATACAATGATCCAACCGGAATGTTTGTTCCACCACCTGCAGGGTCATATGTTTTATTCGCAGCTTGATCGCTAAAATGAACTGGTGTACTTAATGTCGTAAAAGTATCAGTTGCGGCTGAATACTGCTTCACAACAAGATTTACACCTGTGTTCACATTGTTTAATTTATACCAAACACTTCCTGTTGGATGAGGCTCTGTTCCAGTAGCGGCCCAACTTGGATTATTATAGTTAAATCCAAAGTGTATAACAGGTGCATAGTAAGGCTTGTCGCCGCTTACAGTAATACCTAAATCAGCAAGTACTGTTCCAGTTCCTGCGTCTACCATTAATATACCATTACCACTATCAGTTGATCCGTCATTAGTTCCATTTGAATCAACAAATATCTGCAGTTTTCCATTTGCTACTGTTGCACTTATACCAGATATTGATGCACTATTGATATCTGAAGCGGCAGTTGTAATTGTTGTACCAGTCATTGCAACAGTGACATCGTTTAATATCATTGTATTTCCAACAGTAAGAGTTGGATTAGTAGCAGTTCCAATAATTGTTGGCCATGAGTTCTTCCATGCATCGCTTCCAACAAGCACCCAACTATTTGCTGTCACTGCTGGATCACTCGAAACATTACCTGGTGACTTATAATACACAGGATTGTTTGTATTTGTTGTATTCACTGCATAGTCGCCAATACTACCTATACTTGCTAGTGGTATTCCACTTGAAACGCCACCAACTAAGTCAGACACATTTGTAATAACTGTAGGCACTTTGTTAGTAAATGTTTCTGTAGTTGCACTCCATTCAAATGCACCAAATGCTGATACACCTGTGTCGAACCAGTATACACCATCTGCAGGATCACCTGTTGGTCTTACTAGTGTTGCAGTAAGTTGGCTTAGATCAACATCTGCTCTTTGTACGTATGCTCTGTTGCTTACGCCCAATGTACTGTAGGCTGCAAGTAATCCATATTCATTAAGTTCGTATCCGTTAATGCTTGTTCCTGCAGATGTACTATAGAAGAACGGTGTTCCAAATGTGTTTGCTAAAT